CTGGTCGTTATGATCCTATGCCTAATCCAAGTGCCTTTCCTAATTACATTGAAGGCGGATACGAAGGTATGCTTGTAGTAAGAAGTGAACTTACAAGTTTGTGTTCACATCATCACCAAACTGTTAAAGGTGTTGCATACATTGGGATTATTGCTGGTCCTAAACTACTTGGTCTAAGTAAGTACACAAGAATTGCACAATGGTGTGCAAGACGTGGTACACTACAAGAAGAACTGAATGTAATGATTGCAAATGCGATTCAAGAACAAACAGGCAGTGATCACGTTGGTGTGTATGTACAAGCAACTCATGGTTGTTGTGAGAACAGAGGTATTAGAGCACATAGTTCTTTAACACAGACAACTGTGTTGCGTGGAGCATTTAAAGATGATCCAGCAACTAAAAAAGAGTTTATAGATAACGTAAAACTACAACAGGAGTTTGCAAATGACTAAAGTACAGGATGGTCCAATGAAAGAACATATTGAAAGATCTAAAGAAGGTGTAATCAAAGCAGAATATACAACTTACACTATTAAAGATGGTGTACTGGTAAAAGATACTTCAGTGCGTCAGTATCAGAAAAACGGCGATTACAATGATTCATATATAAACGAACCTTTGGTAACCGTATCTGATGTCAGATAAAAAATATTATTATTCCGAGATATTTCATAGTATCCAAGGTGAAGGACACTATACAGGTGTTCCAACGGCTTGGATACGTTTCTTCTTGTGTAACTTACAATGTAGTGGGTTTGGACAAATAGATCCTACTAATCCAGATACATATGATTTGCCATTTTTAGATTATGATGTAAGTCAAGTAAAGAAAGTAGAAGATTTGCCTGTGTGGGAAAAAGGTTGTGACTCTTCTTATACTTGGGCAAAGAAATACAAACACTTGATGGGTCAAGAAACTCCTGAAGTATTAGCAAACAAGATTGTTGATATACTAAAGACAGATTCGAACCCAGAAGGAAAGTTCTTACATCCTATGAGTAAACAAACACAACACTTATGTTTTACAGGTGGTGAGCCTTTAATGGTCACAGGACAAATGGCAAGTGTTGGTATATATGAAGCACTTGAAAAACAAAACAATTTGCCGAGCAGTATGACATTTGAAACTAACGGCACACAAAAACTTAGAGATCCATTTAAAGAATGGGTAAAAAGAATTGACGAAGAAGTATTCTTTAGTTGTAGTCCTAAATTATGGACAGTATCAGGTGAAGAAAGTAAAAAAGCAATTATCCCAGAAGTAGTTGGAGAATATGCAGAACTATCTAAAGCAGGACAATTAAAATTTGTTGTTGGTTCTGATCAAAAACAATGGGACGAAATGGATTCTGTTATAGAGAAATTTAGAGCAGAAGGTGTAAACTGGCCTGTATGGGTTATGCCTGTTGGCGCCAGAGAAGAAGAGCAAACTGCAACGGCAGGTGATGTTGCTAAATTGGCTTTTCAAAGAGGTTATAACGTTGCCGCAAGAGTACACGTTTACTTGTTTGGAAATGCAATAGGTACTTAATATGTTTGAATGGATCAAAAATTTGTTTGTTAAAAAACAAGAAGAACCTGATGAAGATGTACACTTGCATCAGGATTCAATATATCCATATGATGATATGCATAAAGTACTTGATGAAGCGGCAGAACAGAATAAACTTAATAAAAAGCAACTTGACGAAGATGCTATACGAAAGGCAGGATGGTAACATATGTTAGATAAAATGAAAGATATGCTTGGCATGAAAAAGGCTAAAGATGGCAAAGCAGTTTCACATCGTGATTTGATGATGAAAGAAAAAGAAGAGGCAACCAAAGCAGGTAAGCCTTGGGTTGGTGTACTTGATACGCAAGTAAACAAAGACAATATAAGAAATGGTTTCTTTGAACTTGATTGGAACAATGAATTTATTGAACAACTGATTGACGCAGGTTATTCAGGTGAATCAAATGAACAAATTGTAGACTTATGGTTTAAAGATCTTGCAAGAAACGTCCTTGCAGAAGAAGGTATGGATACAGGCAGAGGTGCTGGCTACATCAATACTAAAAACTTAGGTGACGGAAAATCGGAGGTTAAATAATGACTTATCATGAATTAATTTATTCAGACATTTGGTTTTATGTTGATTATGCAATTACTATAACAGGTGTATATTTTTTATATAAAATTGCAAGAAACTTAAGAATGATATTAAAAGAAATGTGTCATATTGGAAAGAAGATTAAGAAATGAGTTTAGTAAGAATCAAAAGTTATCACCCTTTGACAGAATTTGCACCAAGTTGGAATATTCCACTTTGGTTGACAAATTGGACTGACCTTGCCCATGTGGATAGTATTAGAAATTGGATTATCGATAACGAAGAAGAAATCCTAAAGAAATATGACTATGCTAACACAGGTGGTACAGGATTAACTGAAAATCATATTACAACACGTTTTGGTAGATATAATTTATTAAAACAAGATAATGAATCTTTTAAAGAACTATTAACGTTTTTACAATATTCTTATCTTGAATATGTTCAGCAACAACAATTAGAGTTAAAAGACTTACAAATAATTTGTTGGGCAAACATATTACGTAAAGGTGAAGCAATGGATGTTCATGCTCATGCAGGAACTCCTGATGCATATCTAAGTGGTAATATGCACTTTGATGACTATGAAACTAAAACCTTTTATAGGAGTGCTTTTGATCCAGAATCAAAAATAGGACTTCCTAATAAAAAAGGTGGAAGTGTTTTGTTTCCAAGTTGTACACAACATTACACAGAAACACATCAAGCAGATGGATTACGTGTTAGTGTTGCATTTGATTTAAGACTTACAGGAAGTTTTGACCAAGACTTTATGAATGCTATTCCGTTTATGAATAAACCTATTTTGGAAGAGATTCAAGAGAAAGGTAAAAAAGAGGTTGACAATCAAGCAAAAGTCAAGTAAACTATACACAATAATAGAAGTATTTTACGGAGTATAATTTGACTTACATCTTAGTTGACACTGCAAACACATTCTTTCGTGCAAGACACGTAGTACGTGGCAATCTTACTGACAAGGTTGGCATGGCATTTCATATCACTTTAGCAGGCATCAAAAAGGTTTGGCAAGAGTTTGATGGAAGTCATGTTATCTTTTGTTTAGAAGGACGTAGTTGGCGTAAAGATTACTATGAGCCTTATAAGAGAAATAGAAGCGATGCTCGTGCGGCACTGACAGCAAGTCAGCAAGAGGAAGAAGAAGTCTTCTGGGAAATGTTTGATGAGTTTAAAAAATTTGTAGAGACAAAAACGAATTGTACTGTTTTACATAATCCGCAACTCGAAGCAGATGATCTTATTGCAGGTTGGGTGCAATCACACCCTAATGATAATCATGTAATTATTTCAACTGACGGAGATTTTGCACAATTAATTGCTCCCAATGTAAAGCAGTACAATGGGATTCAAGATGTAACAATTACACATGAAGGCTACTTTGATAAAAAAGGTAAGCCTGTAATTGATAAAAAAACTAAAGAAGCAAAGGCGGCACCTAATCCTAAATGGTTGTTGTTTGAAAAATGTATGCGTGGTGATACAAGTGATAATGTGTTTAGTGCATATCCAGGTGTACGTGTAAAAGGCACAAAGAACAAAGTAGGCTTAACAGAAGCATTTGAAGATAAAGAGTCTAAAGGATATAACTGGAATAACTTGATGTTGCAACGTTGGGTAGATCATGAAGGCAAAGAACATAGAGTACTTGAAGACTATCAACGTAACGTAACACTTTGTGATTTATCTGCACAACCTGATGATATAAAGAAAATTATTGCACAAACTATCGCAGATAATATGAAACAAAAAGAAGTAGCACAAGTAGGTGTAAAACTAATGAAGTTTTGTGCAAAGCATGAACTTGTTAGAATTAGTGAGCAGATACAAGCATACAGTGAGCCTTTGAATGCAAGGTACACAGTATGAATCCAGAACTAATAGATGAGAACTTTTTAGACGCATATGAATTTATAGGGTGTCCTGTACCTGAAATACAATCAATGATTGCAGAACTTCCTATTAATTTAGGTGATAGAAGTCGTCCAGGAATGCCACATAATCAAGCAATTCAGGAACGTGCAGTGGCTAAAATAGGCAAGTTTTTGGAGCAACTACCTGTCCAAAAACTGTCAGTTGACGATATTCTGAAGTTAAATAACTTAGACAATTTGCCAGAAGATCCATATACACTTAAGGCAATACGTGAAGTAAGAGGTCAAAAAGGCTATAAAGAAACATTTGTAGCGGAGATGTTAAAACGTGATAAACGTGATTACCGCGAAAGAGAGTTTCCGTTAGAGCCTATAATTGAAGCAGTTGAAGCCGGAAATTGTAGACCATTACTGATTGTAGAGTTGGATAATGTAAGGTATGTTATTGATGGAAGAACAAGATTATATGCATCTATTGCCGCTGACAAAGATGCTAATGTAATTGTAATAAATGATAAGAATTTAAAAGAATACTTAGGAGGTGTATAAATGACAAATTTAAAAGCAAACCCGATTGTAGCAGGTAAGTTTTGGATTGTAGAGGAAGATGGCGAACGTATCGGTACACTTTCTAAACAAGAAGATAAAACATTTATGTATTGTTGCAATACATTTACAAAGTTTTATGAAAACGAAAAACAACTTGTTAAAGATGTAGATATCGAATGGGGTATCAAAGATAAAGAAACTGTTCCAACAGGCGATAAAGAAGTACATAATTTTCCTACTTCTTGTGTGCCACATAACAGTATGTATGATGTAAAACGTAAATTACCATTGTTTACAAAAAGCAAAAAAAGTAAAAGTTTATATTGTGCAGGATATTACATTATTAAATTTGACAAGGGTTGGGTAAGAAGTTTTTGTCCTAAACTTGTAACTATTGAAAACTATACCTCTAAAGGACCATTCAAAGACGAAGTTACAATGCGTCAAGAATTAAGTAAGGCTAATGCAGATGACAAAAGAGCCTATTAATACAGTTCCATTAGAGAAATTTTTTCAGCAAGTAAAAGTTGCTGAACAAAGCAATAGCAAAGATGTACGTCTAAGCATTGCTGACGCTAAGGTACTTGCATTGACTGTTGGACAGATTAATGCAAGATTACTTGGCGACATGGAACAGTTTATTTCTAACAAACAAACACAAAGCGAACAAGAAGTTATCAACGTCGAAATGGACGGTGGCGGGTTTAAGGACTAATACAAGTACCTTAACCGGCGAATTATCTACTAACTTTATTATACAATTTCCTTATTAATCAGATAAATATATACGTAGTTTATAACAAAGGACACGTATATAAATGAGTAGACCTAAACCAACAGTGTTATTAGAACACATTGATAAGAAGACTTATAAGTCAGATCAGATTCTGGCGGCAGAGGCTATCTGGGCAGTCTTTTACCAAGGGAAGCCATTTAACTTAAAAACTCAAAATTCATTATCAAGTTTTCCTGGACCTAAATATAAAAAAGTATCTTTTAGTAATCCAGGACACGCACACAATTTAGCAAAAAAATTAAACGATCTCTTTAATGTACAAGACTTTACTGTAGTTAAATTAGTATCGGGGGAAATAGTAGTAGAGGGGTAATACTAATGTACGAATATAAATGTAAAATCTTAAAAGTAGTTGACGGAGATACTGTTGATGTTGATATAGATTTAGGGTTTGGAGTTTGGCTTCATAAAGAAAGAGTAAGAATGATGGGGATTGATACCCCTGAATCACGCACAAGAGATAAAGTAGAAAAATTATTTGGATTAACTGCTAAAGACTATGTTAAGAAATATATGCCTACAGGTAGTATGCAAATTCTTAAAACAGAAATAGATAGAAGTGGTTCAGATAAAAAAGGAAAGTTTGGACGTATCTTAGGAGACTTTTTGTTTGATAAAGAAAGACTTACAGATATGATGATTGCAGACGGACACGCAGTTGCATACTTCGGCGGTAGCAAAGAAGAAATCCAAATGAAGCATATGGCAAATAGAGAAAAACTTTTACGTGAAGGCGTAGTAAGTAAAAAAGATCATGATGCCGCAGTTAAACTAATGGAAAAGAAAAAATAGTGAACTGGAAAGAGACATACACAAAAGTCTTTTTAAAACAATCCGACAAAGCAGTAAGTGATATTAATGTAAAGAAGTATATGTCGGAGTGGTGGCAAAACACTCGTTCTAAAGGAGACGGAGGACTAAGATTAACAGATCAAGGATTCTTGTATCTTACAGGCGAATTAGATTTGCAATGTTATGATGTTCCTTTCCCACAGGATTTTGAACTAACAACC